GCTTTCCCGATATGCTCGTATTTTTACCCAGCAAGATCGTATTTGTCGAGATGAAACGAGCAAAAAAGAGCCTAAGCAGAGTATCGAACGAGCAAGAGGATTGGGTAGATACTATCAACTGCTACGGATATGCAAAGGCGAAAATTTGCTATGGCTCGGGCGAGGCGATAGATTTTATCAAAAGCGAGCAAGGGAGAACGCGCTGATTGAAATACGACGTCGATAAATTTTATGCGTTATCGGAGTTTTTTAATGACGACTTCCGTCTTATGGCGTGCGTAATATCGCTAAAGATCGGCATCGAGCCGAAGCGCGCATATAAAGACCTAGAATTTGGCAGGTATAAGCCCGAATACCTTGACGCGTTGGAGGGCGTGTGGGCGGATTTTAAGGCCGACCCGATGAAACCATATAAAGAAGCCGTATTAGCTACAATCCCTAAAACGGACGTTATCTTTAGCCGCGACGACTTTGCAAACATTGAGGCGTATAGCGTATTTGAAAAGTCGTACGACAAAAGCGGCGCAAAGCTAAGAAATAAAACTAAACGCCCGCGTAGGGTTAAAAAAGAACAATTAGAGTTTAAATTTTAAGGGGAGCGGGTGGCGTATAGTATAGAAAAATGGGAGCGCGCTAAAGCATATTTTGAGAGCGGGCAGTACACCCTATCGCAGATAAATCAAAAGACGGGCATAAGTATAAGTAAGATAAGCGAAAGAGCTAAAAAGGAAAAATGGGAAAAAGGCAAGAACGCCGACTACATCGAAGCTAAAAAGACGATTGCGGAAAAAAAGGGAAAGAAAGGGAAAATATTATCTCTGTTTTAGACGAAATAGCCGACGAAAAAACAAAACACCTGCTTTATTTCCAAAACTCCGCTATTAAAAATCAGCAAAAGGCAAACGAGCTTTTAGAATTTGCCGAGGACTTATCCGACCTTGACGCCCACAGTAGAATAACGGCGCGCAATAAAGAAACCGTATTAGGCAAAGAGCCGACGGCGCAGATAACCAACACCAACGCACAACAAAACAATACGCAAATAATCATAAGCAAAGATGAGTAATTTAGAAGTTAAACTACTACCGCACCAATACGAGCTATTAGCCGACACAAGCACGAAAATAATCGGCTTAGTCAGCGGTTACGGCGCGGGCAAAACCTACGCCGCGGTTAGAAAAGCCTTGCAGCTAGCGTTTTTAAACCCGGGTTGCGCGGGCGTGATAACCGAGCCTACATATCCGCTTTTGCGCGACATCTTGTTTGGCGACCTTGAAAACGCGCTCATTGAGTGGGGCGTGCCGTATAAATTCAACAAATCAAGCGCGGTATTTACTCTGGACGTAAACGGTGCCAAAACTCCTATTTTGTGCCGCAGTATGGAAAACTGGGAGCGATTAATCGGCATAAACGCTGCTTGGATAATATGCGACGAGTTTGATACGTCAAAGACCGAGATAGCACTGAAGGCTTACGAGAAACTATTGGGGCGCTTAAGAGCCGGCAATACTAGGCAATTTATCATCACCACGACGCCCGAGGGGTTTCGCGCCACTTATCAAATTTTCATAGAAAAAGGCGGCGATACTAAACGGCTAATAAAAGCAAAGACCGCCGACAATAAATATCTGCCGCCCGATTTTATCGACACGCTAAAAGAGCAATACCCCGAGAATTTGCTTAAGGCTTATTTAGAGGGCGAATTCGTAAATTTAACTAGCGGCACGGTGTATAGCTATTTTAGCCGCGATACCCACGCAAGCACGGAAGCTATCAAAGAGGGCGAAACGCTACACATCGGCGCGGACTTTAACGTCGGCGGCTGTATAAACATAGTCTGCGTAGAGCGAGCAGACAAAAAGGGCGTAATAACCACGCACGCGGTAGGTGAGGTCATAAGTTACGACACCTACGCAATGGCGCAGACGCTAAAAGATAGGTATAAAGGGCATAAAATTATCATTTATCCGGACGCGAGCGGGCAGAATAGAAAAACGAGTGCTAGCGAAACGGATGCGCAGATTTTAAGAGGTGCGGGGCATTTGGTATTCGTCAATCACTCAAATCCGAGTATTAAAGACCGCGTAAATTGCGTAAATAACCTATTTGACAAACGCCGCTTGCTCGTCAATGTCTCAAAATGCCCAAATTTGACAAAGGCGCTTGAACAGCAAGCGTGGGACAATAAGACGCAGCTACCCGAAAAAAGCGACGCCCACCCCGCAAACGATGACTACAACGACGCGCTAGGCTACTTAATCGCGTATAAATACCCGATAGCTGCGCGAGATTACCAAATCAAGGTAGTCGGCATTTAGTAGTAGAATGCAAAGAAAAAAGGCTTCTTATGGCGGTAAATGCAAAACATCCCGAATATTCTAAGAATTTAATCAAATGGCAGCTAATGCGCGATGCCTTAGCGGGCGAGGTGGCAAAAGAAAAATACGTGCCTAAATTAAGCGATCAAGAAGCGGAGGAATACAGCGCTTACGTAGGGCGAGCGGAGTTTTACAATGCGACGGCTAGAACGCAGGTCGCGCTAACAGGGCTACTATTTGCAAAGCCGCCTAAAGTTGAGCTGCCCGAAGCGCTAAAGAGCATCGGCGAGAATATCAGCTTAGATGACGATACGCTAGAAGCTCTTGCTAAAAATATCGCCGACGAGTGTTTAAGCGTCGGGCGTTGCGGCGTGCTTGTAGATCTGCCGAGCGTTGAAAAGGCGGATTATTCCAAACTTGAAGCCGAACGATTAAATTTAAGAGCCTACGCCACGCTTTACAAGGCCGAAAATATCATCAACTGGAAAACCACGAAAATAAACGGCTCAAACGTTACGTCGCTCGTGGTGCTAGCAGAAACCTACGCCGAGCCGACAGATGATGAGTTTGTAGATAAGATAAAAACGCGCTACCGAGTGCTTGATTTGCACGAGGGCTACTACCGCCAAAGGGTATTTAGCGAAACCAAGGCGGGGATTTTTGAAGTAGTTAGCGAAATTTACCCGAGCGCGAACGGGCAAAAGCTTGAATATTTGCCCTTTACGTTTTTTAATGTGAACGACTTAAAAACGTCGGTAGAAAAGCCGCCGTTGCTTGATCTAGCTAAAATTAATATTAGCCATTTTAGAAGCGAGGTCGATTTAGAGCACGGCACGCACTTTACGGCGCTACCTACGCCTTACGTTACGGGCTATCAGGGAGAGAGCAGCGAAAAGCTAAAAATAGGCTCTACCGCCGTTTGGGTCATAAACGACCCGAGCGCAAAAGTAGGCTTTTTAGAATTTAGCGGTGCCGGCTTAAGCACGCTTGAAAACCGTATCGCGGTCAAAGAAAAACGGATGTCGATTTTAGGCGCGCGGCTTTTGCTAGACGAGAAAAAGACGGCCGAGGCTACCGAAACGCTGCAAATGAGAAAGAGCGGCGAAAATGCGGTGCTAACTAACGTCGCATCTACGATCAGCGAGGGGACAGTATCGTTTTTAAAAGACATAGCATTTTTTGAGAATATCGCGGGCGAGAATTTGATTTATGAGATAAATACCGACTATAACCTAACGATGATTGAACCGCAGCTATTAGCGCAGATAATAGCAGGCATTCAAAGCGGAGATATTCCTAATGAAGTGCTTTACGACGCACTGCTAAAAGGCGAGCTAATGCCTAAGACTATACAAAGCTATGAGGACTATCAAGCTAAGCTGGAACAAGCCGCACCGCAGGTAACGCCGAGCGATGAAGCCGTTTAATCAACTTATAGCCGAGCTTGAAGTAGCGCGCTCTCTTTTGCACGAGCGGATAAAAAACGGGCTAAGTAAAAAGGTAGCTAAATTTTACGATGAGATGATCGCAGATTTGCAGGCTCAAATTTTAAAAAAGAAAAATATAACGAATAATTTAGCCCAAACGATAAGCGATCTAAAACAAAGCCTAAAAACGCCCGATTTGCGTAAAGATTTTTTAACGCTAGCACAAAATGAGCAAGACCATCTACTAGACTACAACGAGCTAGCGGGGTTTAATCTGTTTTCTAGCGTATTGCCAGAGAGCAGCATCGAGCGGCTAGTAGATAGCGCACAGCTAGAGGGCGCGACCGTTAAAGCGTGGAACAACGGGCTAAACGCCGATCAGAAAAAGAGACTAGAGCGCGAGCTGAAAATAGGCGTGAGCTTAGGCGAGACGACGCCGATGCTAGCGCAAAGAATAGCGCACGTTTTAGAGAAAAATAAACGTGACGCTACCTCTATCGCTCTAACCGGAGCGGGCGCGATAGTAAGCGAAATTCGCCAAGCCTTTTTTGAGGCAAACGATGACGTCATAAAATGCTACAAATATCAAGCCACGCTAGATACTCGCACATCTGCACTATGCAGAGCTTACGATGGCCTAATGTGGGATAAAGACTACAAGCCTATCGGGCATAACTTCCCGTTTCGCAAACCGCGCGTAAATACTCATTTTAATTGCCGTAGCACCATAATACCCGTAACTAAAAGTTGGGATGAACTAGGCGTCGAGGGAATGGACGAAGCAAGCGGTCGCACTAGGTCAAGTATGAACGGCTACGTGCCGCAGGATATGACGTTTGACGATTGGTTAAAAACCCAAAGCCCCGAAGTGATAGAAAAGACGCTAGGCAAAGGCAGAGCCGAGCTATTTATGCAGGGCAAAATCACTATGCGCGATTTGATAACGCAGCAGGGGCGGAGTGTAAATTTAGAGGATTTAGCAAAGAAGACGACGCCAAAAACGGTATTTTCAAAAGATAACGTAAGTATAAACGAAATAGAAGCTATCCGCGATTGGACTGGAGCTAGCAGTAGAAAAATACGTGAGTATATGACCGGCACACTGAAAGAGCAGTTATACCCCGAGGAAAAAGAAAGTTTTGATAACTTTATCAACTTATTTAATAAATACGAAAGCAATGTAAAAAAAGGAACAGACATATATAGGGGAATAGGCTTTGATGAGATTGAAGCTTACGAAAATAGCATGTTTGCGAAGTTAAAAGCCGGTGATGAATATTTTGATAAGGCTATTTCTAGTTTCTCGTTAGAACAAAGCGTAGCAAAACATTTCAGTAGTCGCAACGGAGGCTATAAAGAGATAATACTAAAAACGAAATCACGAGGCAAGGAGCTTTACGTAAATGATTTCTCAGACTATGAGGAAAAGGAGATTTTAGTAAAAGGCGGTGAAAAATTTAAAGTAATCGAGATAAAAGACGAAGTGATAGACGGCGATAATGTTACGGTTGTTTATATTGAATAACTTTTGTTAAAGCCAATCGGAAGCATAAGCCTTGTAGGTCTTTTTGCGCCATTCCAAAAGAAAATCTTTATTTATGGATTTTTCTTTAAATTCATCGTAGGCTTCTTTTATCCTTGCTTCGTTTTTCATTAGGTAGTAGTTAAGCGTAATAGTGCCGCCTGAATTCTCGTATGCTTCAAATTTGTCAAAACTCATTACTCCGCCGTCCGGGCTTACTATTACTGCAGAGGGCTTTTTGATCCATTTATCGTTTTCATCTACGCGCAAGCCGTATGTTGCGTCGTAAGCGACCCGCAACCATTTTAAAAGAAAATCTTTGTCTTTTGATTTCTTATTGAATTCGCGCCACCCTTTGTCTCTTGTTAGGTTGTTTTGTTGGGCGTAATGATAAGAGGCGCGAACTGCATTTGAGCTATTTTGTGCAAACTCATTAAAACTAATCATAATAAAATCCTTTTCTTTTATTATACCACTTTTTCAAAACCAACCCCATTTAAAATTAGCGATAAAAGGGAGTTGAACCCAATCATAACGAGACTTACGCCTCCTCCTCTGACCCACTGAGGCATTATCGCTTTAGTATTGTCATTATACTATATTTTTTTACCAAACCAAACCGCTTTAAAATTTAAGTTACTATTCTATCAAAGGCCGTGCCTTAAATTTAACTCTCGTGGAGGACAAAATGGATATTGAGGAGCTAAAAAAGCAAGTTAGTGATTTGCAAGCCGAAAAAGAAGCAATGAGCGCTAAAAACAAAGAGCTTTTAAGCGAGGTAAAAAAGCTAAAAGCTAAAAATAGCGACGCGGTAGAAGCCGAAAAATACGCCGAGCTTGAAGCTAAATACGACGAGCTAAAAGAGCAAAACGATAAGCTCGCTAAAAAATACGATACCGATACGAAAAAGCTAAACGCCGATCTAGCTAGCGCTAACGGCTCGCTAAATAAGTATCTAATCGACGCGGGGCTAAGCGATAATCTCGCAAAAGCTGGCGTAAAGGCAGAGTTTTTGGAAGCGGCCAAAGCTCTTTTGCGCGGTAATGCCAGCCTAAAAGACGACAAGGGCGAGCTAAAAGCGTATATCGCGGATAAGCCTATAAGCGAGTTTGTGAGCGAGTGGGCGCAAAAAGACGGTAAAGCTTTTATAGCGGCGCCTCAAGGTCAAGGTGGAGGAGCGAGCGGAGGCGGCGGTAACGTAAATATCGGCGCTAAATGGGGCGGCACTCGCGAGGAGCGAATAGCCGCGATAAAAGAGAAATTTAACCTAAAGGAATAAAAATATGGCACTAAGCGATATGAAGGTATTTTCCGAATACCTAGCAGGCACGACGATCGAGACGCTAAGTCAAGACATAGAGAAATTTAACGCGGCTAGCGGCGGCACGATAATTCTAAACGCACAGGGCATAGACGGCGATTTTATGCAAGAGAGCTTTTTTAGAGGCATCCACTCCGCACAGCGCAGGGTAGATAGATACGCAACCAATGCCGCGGCTACGGCTACGACCTTAAGACAAGAGCAAGATAACGCCGTAAAAGTAGCAGGTGGATTTGGCCCGGTAGTGTTTGAGCTGGGACAGCTAACGTGGATAAAAAAAGACCCGTCCTTAGCTCTTGAAGTGATTTCAAGAAATATGAGCGAGGCGATGATAAGCGATATGTTAAATACGGCCATCTCCGCACTCGTAGGCGCTATCGGTAATAACGCGGGCGTAGTAAATGACGTAAGCGCAAGCGGCGGCATAAACCAAGCCAACCTAAACAATGCCTACGCCAAATTCGGCGATAGAAGCTCGGCGATAGCGGCCAACATAATGAGAGGCGCGGTATTTCATAAGCTAATCGGGCAAAATTTAGCAAACGCCGCACAGCTCTTTAAGGCTGAAAACGTGCTTGTAGTTGAGATTTTAGGGCGCCGCGTAGTAGTAACGGATGCGCCGGCTCTGTATAAAGCGGGAACGCCGAATAAAGACTACGTTTTGGCGCTAACCACTGGTGCCGCGGTAGTAAGTGACGCGGGCGATCTAATCACGAATATCCAGACCAACAACGGCAAAGAGCGCATAGAAACGACTTATCAAGCGGACTATACGTTTGGGTTGTCGCTCAAAGGCTATTCTTGGGACACGGCAAACGGCGGCAAAAGCCCGGATAATGCAAAACTAGGCACCGGCACAAACTGGGATAAGATCGCGGCTAGCGATAAAGATACTGCAGGCGTGCTACTAATAGGCGACGCGGCTAAAAACTAGGAGGCGGTAAATGTCTAAAATTTGGTATGTAGAATTCCCGACGTTTCAGTATAACGAGGACGTTAAAGCCTTAGCAAAAGAGCGAGGGCTAACTATCATTGATGCTAAATTCGACGAGGGCGACGGAATAAAAGACCCGCCCGCTTTGACTTTAAAGGGCGCGACGCAAGAAGTCGATTACGACGAGCTGATTTCAAGGCTCGATACGTTAAAAGCGGGCGAATTGAAGCTGCTAGCGGCGTATCTGGGCGTTGAATATACTAACGCGGACGGCACTAAGGCCGCGATAAAAGAGAAGCTAGGGCAATGATACCCGAGGACGGCACGGGGCTAGCTAATGCCAACGCTTACGTTTCGGTAGAGTTTGCCGATGAGTACTTTTCGGCACGCGGCAACCAAATGTGGGCGGGGCTGGGTAGCGCGGATAAAGAGGCGGCCATTATCAAGGCGACGGATTATTTAGAGGCGGCATATTTCGACAAATGGCAAGGCGAGAGATTAAAAGCCGATCAAGCTTTGAGTTTCCCGCGCTCGCCGTTTGGAATGCCTGCCAAATTTAAATCCGCAGTGTGCGAGCTAGCTATAAGGGCAAACGCGGGCGAGCTGATGAGCGACATTGAGCGGCTAACTACAAAAGAAAAAGTAGGCAGTATCGAGGTGGAATACGCGCAAAACGCCGACCCCGCCACCAAATACGCTTACGTGGCTAGCCTTTTAAAGCCGTTTTTAAAACCCTCAAACGCAATGGTAATGAGGCTAGAGCGATGCTAAATGAAAAAGCTAAAAATACGGCGTTTAAATTGCTCGAAAAATTCGGCAAGGTAGGCACGTATAAACGCAAAAGCAGGCAAATTTACGACCCAGAAACGGGCGGAATGACCGAACAGATAAGCGAATACAAAGTAAAGGCGTATATCGATAGCGCGAAAAGCTACTCAAATTTAATAGAAAAAAGCTTATTAAACGAGGGCGATAACGTGATATTAATAGCCGCCAAATCTTTGCCTTTTATGCCGCAAAACAACGACGTGATAGAGTTTCCTCACTGCTCCTATACAATCAAATACAACGACGCGGTATGGGGCGGCGAGGACGTGGCGCTACATCAGCTAATCGGGGTGGCGAAATGATAGAGAGACAGATAGAGAACTTTAGCGCAAAGGCTCAAGAAAAAGTGCTGAAAATCTTTAAAAAATCAGTCATTGATCTAACTTCAGACATCATCAGCGACACTCCAGTAGATACGGGTAGGCTTAAAAATAATTGGTTTCCTAGCGTGGGCGCGGCTAGTGAGCAGACAACAGAAGCGACCGCAAACGAGGCTGGAGATAGGGCTAATAGCTTCGTAAACAATCAGCTAGCGCTAGATAAGACTTTTTATTTTACGAATAATTTGCCTTACGCTTTTCGCATAGAATTTGAGGGGTGGAGTAAGGTAAAGGCCCCGCAAGGTATGGTAAGGCGCAATGCTATCCGTTGGAAACAAATCGTAAAAAGGGCGGCTAATGCTACAAATTAGGCAGGCTTTAGAAAAAGCGGTTTTAGCGGTTACGCCGGCTATCGATACGGCGTTTGAAAATACGACGTTTAGCCCAAAAGCCGGTAAGCCTTATCAGCAACTTTATTTTTTGCCCGCCAAACCAAGCGCTGCTGTAATTGATGATAGTATTGCGGAAATTGACGGCGTGCTTCAGATAACCTTACGCTACCCCGCGGGTAAAGGCGTCAAAGACGTTTTAGAGCGCGCGAAGCTTTACGAAAAAGCTTTTAAAGTAGGCGTAAAGCTAGAAAATGAGGTTTTTATTACCGCTCCGACGAGCGTTAATATTTTAGGCATTGACGGCGATCGCTACGGCGTGGCCGTTTCTATTTATTTTAAATCTTATAAGGAGTGAAAATGGCGGAGCAGCTAAAAGTAACAGATAGCCAGCTTACTAAATTTTATATTTGCGACACTAGCGTCGATTTGGGCGATGCGGCTAAAATAAAAACGGCGCTAACATCGGCAAAACGTATAGCGTATTTAGAGGATTTGGGCGACTTTACCAAAACCCGTAAAACCAACGAATACGAGTGCATAGACGAGGATGCTACGGCAGTATCCCAGGGAGCTATAAGTTATAGCGAGACGGAATTAAAGCTATTTTATGCGGCGGGGCAAAATAACGGCGTAAAAGAGCTTACTGAGATGTTTAACAAGAAACTACGAAAGCAATTTATCATCGTGGGTAGCGACGAGCCTGCGACGGGAGCAAATAAAAACCCGACCTACATCACGGGCGAGTTTATAAACACCAAAATTGGCGTATCTATCGCAAAAGACGACGTCGTGCGCGTACCGATAACCATCAAAATAACACGCCTAGACGACATCATAGAGGCTAAGGGGGCGTAAGTTATGGATTTAAAGAATTTCGATATAAGCAACGGTGAAACGGGTGTCGAGCTAACCATCCTCGATCTTGACAACAAACCGACCGACATCAAAATCAAAGTGCTAAGTTTTCACGGCAAAAAAGGACGCGAGGTATTTATGAACGCCGTAAAAGAAAATAAAGGCGCCGAACAAAGCACGCTAGAGGTTATGGTGGGGCTTACGGTAGGCTGGAGCGGCATTAGCGAAAACGGCAAAGAGCTAAAATTTAGCCCCGACGAAGCTAAAAGAATTTACGAAACCTATCCGCTAATTGCTAATCAAGTCGAGCGTTTCGCGGAGAATGCGAGAAATTTTTTAAAAAAGTAAGCGATGAGCTCGCGCTATACGTTAGGCAGCTAGCCTACTACGCAAAAACGGAAATTAGCGAGCGCGAGTTCCCTCCGGTAACCCAAGGACGACATCTACTACATGCGCTTGACGAGCTAGGATATTGCAAAAATAGCGGCTTTGGCGCGGTAGCCTTGGATTTTAACGATATTAAAAATTATACCGAGCTAACGGGCGATAAATTCAATTGGTGGGAAATATCGGTTTTACGCAACTTAAGCCGTATCTACGCCGCCGAAATAAATAGCGACGACAAGCAAGCCTATGCACCATACCAAGGTGAATTTAACCCTAAATCTTTTTCATCTATCAAAGCAAAATTTGCGAAGTAGTCTTTTAAAGGCTACTTTTTTATTGACATAGCCCGCGATATTATTGTATATTACAACCAAAATAAAGGAGGCGGAAATGGGCGAAAAAGTTATAGCTTTTTTTAGCGGTGCGGCTAAAGCATACGATATTTTCGGCTCTTTAGGCGGCGACGATAAAAAATTTATCACGATAGAGAGCGGGTTCCAAAACGTCGGCGAGGCATTCAAAAAAGTAATACGCGAAAATGTCAAACAAGATACAAAAAGCCAAAACAAGCAAGTCGCCAACGGTTAATAAAGACGGACTTGAACTAACGGCCGAACGCGAGCGGCTTGTGGCGATGCATAAGGGTTACCAAGGCCCTATCCCGTCGCCCGAGTTTATGCAAGAATACGCAAATATCGATCCAAGCTTTCCCGATAGGATTTTTAAACTCACCGAGAATAACCTAGAACAACAATACAAACACCAAAACAAAATGGATATTTTGCGATTTTTGGGCTGGGGTAGCGCCACGATCATCACTCTCACAGCTATGGGGATAGGCGCTTATTTACTTATGAACGATAAAGATTTGGCCGGCTTTTCTTTTTTAATAGGCTCGGCCTTGCCTAGCGTAATAATCTACTTTACCAATAGGGCAAAACAAATAGCCGAGAAAAAATAACCCGCTCTAGATTAAAATACTCCAAACCAACGCCCCCTTAAATTTCATATACAATTTGCCCTAGATTAAAAAAAGGGGCGAATTATGACCGAGATTGCTAGCTTGATCGTTAGCGCTAAATTTGAGGGCGCGGACAAGCTAAAGAGCGATTTAAACAGCGTAAGCAACGAAGCTAAAAAGGCCGAGAACGCGGCGCATGGGCTGGCTAACTCTTTTACGGGATTGAAGGCCGCCGTAGCCGCCGTGGCAGGCTCGGTTATGCTGCGCGAATTCATAAGAGTAGCCGACGATATGAGCCTAGTAAATTCGCGCCTAAAAATGGCCACTAGCTCGGCCGCCGAATACGCAAAACAACAAGAGACTCTACACGCCATTGCTAGAGATACGCACGCCGACATCAAAGAGACTATAAATTTATACGCAAAATTAGCCCCAGCCATTAAAAATATCGGCAAAGGCACCGAGGATACCAACAATATGGTATCGAGCTTTACTAAAGCCTTACAACTGGGTGGAGCGAGCGCAGAGGAAGCGGCGGCGATAAAGCAATTTGGTCAAGCTATGGGTAGCGGTGCGCTAAGGGGCGACGAGTTTAACTCTATCGCCGAAGCTAGTCCGACGCTCTTGCGGTATATGGCCGAGGGGCTAGGCGTGAACGTCGGCAAACTGCGCGAATTAGGCAGCGAGGGCAAATTAACCGCCGAAGCTTTAAGTAACGCGTTTGAGAAGGTCAAGAGTAGGATAGATAGCGATTTTGCGCAAATGCCCGTAACCGTCGGCAAAGCATTTACCGATCTGCGCACTGAAATAAATCTAATCGTAGGCGATATAAACGAGGCAACGGGCGCTACGCAAACGATAAGCGGTGCGATAACCGGCTTTGCAAACGCGTTGAAAGAAAACAAAGATACTATCGTAGGCGTAGTAAGCGGTATCGGCACGCTAGTTAAGCATCTGGGCATACTAGGTGGCTCTTATTTGGCGCTCAAAGGCTCTATGGCAGCGTATGCGGCTATGACGACAACAGTAGCGGCACAAACCGCGGCGGGCGTTATACAGCTTGACTTTATGGACAGAGCGCTAATGAAAATCGGCGTTACCGTAGGCTCTTTAAAAGCGGTATTTATGGGCTTTTTACCTACTTTGGCTATTTTCGCCGCGGTAGAGGCGTTTTTTGCGCTCAAAGATAGTATGGATGAGGCGAAACCTAGTGCTGAAAAACTTAACGACGCGCTAAGCAAGACCAATGAGGAACTCCAAAAACTCACACAAAATCAGCGCGACGCTATAAATCTTGATCTAAAAGCTAGTTTGGACGCAAATTTTAGAAAAATAGACGAAATAAATAGAAAATTAGAGGAACATAATAAATTCGGTGGTATCGTCGGAGCGTATAGACTAGAGGCTGACGAAATTGTAAAGCTAAAAGCCGAAAGAGACGGTTATATCGCACAAAACAGCAAAATCATAGGGCAAAGAAAAGAAATTGCTAACATAAACTCGGGAATAGGAGCCGTCGAAACTCAGCAGCAAAAAGACGCTGCATATATAAATTCTTTAGAGAAAAAAGTCAAAGATTTGCACGTAACTACGCTGTCCAAACTCAAAAAAGATGCATCTGAGCTCAAAAAAGAGATAGACAAAATTTTAAGCGAACCGGCAGATACTATTAGGAAGCAAGTAGCGCAAGAGGAAGCCCTTGAAGCTTTTAGACTAAAATTAGAAAAAATCAACGACCAGATAGCGAACTTCGGCAAAAAACACGGCGGCTCAAATAAATCTGACAACGTCGAATTAGAACATCAATTAAGAGCAAAAAGCGAAATTTATAAAGAGTATTATGAAAAAATAGGCGACCACGCCAATTTATGGCTCATAAAACAAAGTGAGATAAGCAAAAAATTAAAAGATGCCGGCATAAACGGCGGCGAATTTGAAAAGATAATGGCGCAGTATAAACAGGGCTTCGATAGCGACCTAGAAAAGAAACGCGCCGCAGAAGCCGAAGCCGCGCACAACGAAAATATCAAAAATATCAACGAGAAGCTAAAGCTGCAAGACCGTATATACAACCTACAAAAACGCCGCACGGAGCTAATAACCGACGAAACGGCTAGGCGTATCGAACTTATAGAAATAGAGCGCGCACACGCTTTAGAACAATACGACGCTATGCTAAAAAAAGGCGAGATAAATAAAGAATACTACGATAAGGCCGTAGCTTTAGAAAACGCCCTACATCAAAAACAAATATTCGACGCCTCGACGTGGGGGCAGATTATGCATAGCGGCTTAAATAGCTTAGAAAACGCGATGGGTAATTTTTTCGATTATTCTTCCGATCGCTTTATGAAATTCGGCGATTTGGCGC